AATTGATCCTTCGAGAACTTCAGGAGCAGAAATGAGCCCCGCCCTAGCGTATTGGATGTTCTTCAGTGTCATGTCGCGCGCCTGGTCGATCCCGGCGCCCAAGCCCGAGCAGAAGCCCAAGGATGGCGAGTGAAGCTGCCGACGCCGTTACGCCAGTCCGAATATGGCGACCCACTAAAAATACTAATTGAACGCGAGGAACGCACATGTCGCGGATGTGTTTGGCAAGCGGGGAAGATTACGCTCGGCGATCAGGTCTTACTCTGCGCCAAGCTCCATGTGATGACGAAGCGGTGTCCGGATTACCGCTGTTCCGAAGCATGGAAGCGGCACTACAGTTCGCGTTCAACTGGCGGGCAACGTCAGGAGTGAAGGCGAGCGAGATTAAGGAATACACCGGCAAGGTCGGCGGCATGATCCTGTCTGCGAGCGAAAAGAAGGCGCAGGCGGGCCTGATCCTCGACGTCATAGCCTCGCACCTATCCCGCGATCAGCAGGCGCTTCTGGATGCTTCCTATGGCGGCGAGAACGGCGAGCGCCATGCCGGCATCGAACGCTTGACGCACTTATGCGCCCACCAGAACCGCACCCTGGCTCGCATGCTGATGATGCGCGAGTTCATCCACGGAGAGCGCTACTGCCCGAGCCAGGAGGACATCGCGCGCGAGTGCGCCGTCCATCAAGCGACCGTCTCGCGCGTCGCATCCAAGATCGCCAAGACCATCGCAGAGCTGCGCGAGTCGACCATCACGAAGCTGACGCCAGCGTTCCAGCGCCGCGGATGGGTGCCGCGCGACGAAACGTAGTCGACCGCACAAAAAAGATCGCTTTAGTGCTTGCATTAAAGCATCGGTTAAAGTATCGTTTCATCACAGCAGCAAAACAACCAAAACCAACGGAAGGAACTGCCATGAAACCTCAAGCCCTTATGCAGTCTGGATTATTACGAAGCATCACCGGATTCCGCCCGCAACAGGCTCCTGTTGCGCGTAAAGTTTTGTCCTCCAACGATGCCGTAAAAGATACCTTGGCATCGGTTCCGCAATCGGTCTTCATGTCCGAACTGCGTAAGGCCGGCGACGAGCACCTTTGTGCTGTTCCCGAACTGGTCGAGATCCACCGCCAGTCGCAAATCTCCGAGAAGGTCGCCGACATGTACGTGATCCTGCGCGAGCTCGATCTCGAATGGCCTGCACTTCAAAAAATGACATCCGCCGACATGACAGCGTGGATGCAACTCCTTGTGAACCGTGCGCGCGTCCTGCGCGATGAAATAGACGAGATCAGCCATGCGGGCCGTAATTGATTGGGCGATCGCCGCGCTGATCTGCTTCGGCGGCAGCGCCTGGGCGGCACACGAAAACCTTCGGTTGCTGACATGAGCGACTGGCAGCAACAAATCGAATGCGAAGAACAGCAACTTTACGAGCAAGAGCGAACAGGAGAAGCAAATGAGCATCGCAACTTTGATTTTGGGCGAGAGCGGCACCGGCAAGTCGACCAGCTTGCGCAACCTCAATCCGGCCGAAACCCTTTTGATCCAGGCGATTAAGAAGCCCCTGCCCTTCCGTGCGAAAGGCTGGTCGTATCGCACGAAGGAAAACCCGGCCGGCAACATCTTCGTAACCGACAAGGCCGACCAGATCATCACGCTGATGAGCAAGACGCAACGCAAGGTCGTCGTGTTCGACGACTGGAATCTGATGATGACAAACGAGTTCATGCGCCGCAGCGCGGAAACCGGGTTCCAGAAGTTCAGCGAGATCGGAAAGAGCGCATGGGACGTGATGATGTCCGCCTCCGTCCTGCCTGACGACGTGCGCGTGTACTTCCTCGGCCACGTCTCGACCGACGAGCTCGGCCACGTCCGGGCCCGCACGATCGGCAAGATGCTCGACGAAAAATGCCCGGTCGAATCGCTTTTCACGATCGTTCTGCGTGCCGCGCTGATTAATGGCCGGCACATCTTCAGCACGCAAAACAACGGCTCCGACACCTGCAAGTCGCCGATCGACATGTTTGCCGATCACCACATCGACAACGACATCGCAGCAGTCGACGCAGCCATCACCGATTTTTACGGCATCACCCAACCGGCTACGGCCTAACCCCGCGAACCAAAGGAACGCACATGTACGCACTGAACAACGAAACCGCACAAGCCGCACGCAAGGCCGAGCAACGCACCAGCTTTATCGACGAGAAAGGCAAGTACGTCGGCAAGTTCACGCGCGCCGAAGACATCACCGCCTCGAGCGGTACGCGCGGCATTGCCTTCACGTTCGAAACGGTCGACGGCCAGAAGTCGAACTTCTCGATTTACACGATCAAGAAAGACGGCGAAAAGCTCGGCGACTACGGCACGCTCATGGCAATCATGACCTGCCTCGGAATCAAAGACATCAAGCCGGCGCAGGTCGTTTCGACGGTATGGGACAAGGAAGTCGGCGGCAACGTGCAAAAGACGCTGACGCAGTTCCCCGAACTGCTCAATAAGACGATCGGCATCCTGCTCGCGATGGAGGAATACGAGAAGCGCGACGGCAGCGGAACCGGATGGAGCGCGCGCCTCAACGCAGCCTTCCAGGCGGACACCGAACTGACGGCAGCCGAAATCCTCGATCGCAAGACGTCGCCGCAAAAGCTGGCGTTGCTGGTCGCCGCCCTGCGCGATCGGCCGCTGAAGAAGCTGGCAGCGCAGCAGTCGTATGTCCCGGCACCGGCAGGCGATCAATTCTCTGGCGGCGACTTCAGCGACGACATCCCGTTTGCTCCTGCTTACGCTCGCGCAGCTTGGTCGATCGCATGAGCTTAGGGCCGCTCAAAACCTGCTTCAAGTGTGGCGTCGAGCGGCCCATCTTCGAGTTCTATAAGCACGCGAAGATGGCTGACGGGCACCTTGGGAAATGCAAAGAATGCACAAAGTCAGATTCCCACCGGCATAAGCAGGAAAACATCGAGAAAGTCAGGGCATATGACCGCTCTAGGTGGAAGCTTCCCCATCGACTGGAAGCGCGGGCTGAATACGTAAAAACGGCGGCTTGTCGAGAATCACACAAGCGGTCACTAAAACGCTACTCAGAGATATTTCCTGGAAGGAAGAAAGCGCAATGGGCCGTAAGCAACGCAATTCGCGACGGGCGCCTAATCCGTCAACCTTGTTTGATCTGCGGGGATAAAGCAGAGGCGCACCACCCCGACTATGACGCGCCGCTTGATGTTGTTTGGTTATGCACTACCCATCACAAGCAAGCGCATGCACTTGTGCGCGAACAACAACGTTTCGAAGGGGAAAGGCATGAGAGAGCATCTTAGCGAGTGGTTTCCGCGAGACGTTAAGCCTGTTCATCACGGCGTGTACGAGGTACGCGTAAAGGCAAGCGGGAAGCTGGTGCGATGGTTTAGCTGCTGGACGGGCGATCATTGGGGTCTGTCGGATCAGACGCCGATTGCAGCATACGAACACTGTGAAACGCCGAGCGATGCAGCAAAGCACGCGGGCGGATTTGAGTGGCGCGGACTAAAGGAGAAATCGAAATGAACAAGTTATTCGCAGACATCGACAGCGCGGCAGCTCGCGCGCAAGCATTCGAGCACATGCCCGTCACCGTTGTCCCGCTCGGCATCATCCGCGAGCAGATCCGCCAGGCCGAGATCGACATCGCAGAGAGCACCATGCGCCGCGACGCGCTGCGCCTGATTCTCGATCTGCGCGAGCAAGAAGAACTCAATCGTACCCGGAAAATCATTGCGAAAATTTATCAATAAACGAGCCTATAACGGCATCGTTTCGCGCTATTATGTGTGAACCGATGCCGAAACGGCGTCACATAACAACGAAGGAGCCGCGATGAATTTGTTCGAAATTGCCAGCGAATACCGCGCCGACGCCGCGAAGCTGGTCGATCTGGATCTCGACGATGCCACGTTCGCCGACACACTCGAAGCGATCAGCGGCGACCTGGAAACGAAGGCGATGAATACGGCGTTCGTGTGCCGCAATTTGGAAGCGACCGCCGAGCAGATCAAAGAGCACGCGAAGGCGATGACCGAACGCGCGAAGGCGATGGAAAACCGCGCTGCACGCATCCGCAAGTACCTGCTCGACGGGCTGCAACTGGCGGGCCGCGACAAGATCGACACGCCGTTCTTCAAGATCAAGATCGCCCTGAATCCGCCGAGCGTGGCGATCGACGACGAAGCGCTGATCCCGGCGAACTACAAGACGGAGCCGCTTCCGCCCGCTCCTGCGCCTGACAAGAAACTGATCGCGGCCGCTCTGAAAGACGGCTTCGATGTCCCCGGCTGCCGCCTAGTGCGCGGTCAACGTCTCGACATCAAGTAACCAGAGAACCGCCATGTCCACCTCGATCACCATCTTAGCTAACGCCTACATGGAAGTTGCCTGCATCGATCCTTGGCTGGCTCCCCTGCTGCGCCACTACGTGATCCGCAGGACGGTGGACTACTCGCGAGTCTGCTGGTGCTGACGCAAGAGCAATGCCTCGCGTCGTTCATGGAAGCAGTGCGCGACGGTCGACGCGGACAGTACGTGAGAGCCGGCGAGATCGTCGAGCGAGTGCGACAGAAAGCCGGCGATCAGGCGGCAGAGACGGCGAAAAAGGAATTGTGGGCGTTTATCCGTAGCGAAAAGAAAACAACATGACAGGCCAAAACGAGTTATCCGGGGTTGCACAGTTCCTCACGCTTCCCCTTCCGCCCTCCGTCAATTCGTATTGGAGGAAGTCTCCGAGAGGGATGTATATCAGCCAGGAGGGCAAGACCTTCCGGCAACGCGTCGCAGAGATCGTCGCCGAGCACAACGCGATCAAGTTCGGTTCCTCGCGCCTGTTCATGGCCGTCAAGCTGTCCATGCGCGATCGACGCGCGGCGGACCTCGACAACCGTCTCAAGGCGCTCAATGACGCGCTTGAACATGCCGGCGTGTTCGATGACGACGAGCAGATCGACGAGCTGTTCGTGACGCGCGGTCCTATCGTCAAGGGCGGCGAGTGCACTGTGATGATCGCGAGGGCGTGATGAAAAGAAATCTCATTGTTTGTGCCTACGGTGGCGGCACTGACTCTACAGCGATGCTCGTTGAAATGGTCCGACTCGGGAAGCCGGTCGATTTGATCCTGTTCGCGGATACGGGCGGTGAGCGGCCGGAAACGTATCGCTACATCGACCTGTTTTCGAACTGGCTCGTCGAGCGCGGATATCCCGAAATCCAGATTGTGCGCAAAGTTCGCAAGACGGGCGAGGTTCAAACGCTGGAGCAGAATTGCCTTGAAGCAAAGATGCTTCCGTCGATCGCATATGGCTTCAAATCCTGTTCCTTGAAATACAAGGTTCAGCCTCAGGACAAGTTTTGCAACAACTGGCAGCCGGCGCGCGACGAATGGGCCGCGGGCCGCAAAGTCGTCAAGCTGATCGGATACGACGCAGGCGAGGAACGTCGCGCGAAAATCCTGGAGGACGACAAGTACACATACGAATATCCGCTGATCGCATGGGGATGGGAGCGCGACGAGTGCATCGCAGCGATCCGCGCGGCCGGTCTTCCGCTTCCCGGCAAATCGGCGTGCTTCTTCTGCCCTTCCGCGCGCAAGAACGAAATCATGCTTCTCAAGCGCCAGCATCCCGACCTTGCTGCGCGCGCTGTCCGCATGGAACAGAACGCCGAGCTTACGACGGTGCAAGGTCTTGGGCGCCGCTTCGCATGGGGCGATCTTTTCGCCGCTGACGATGCGCAAGCAAAGATGTTCCCGGAAAGCCTAATCGACCAATCGTGCGGCTGCTACGACGGCGAATACGAAGAAGCAGAGGCCGTGTGATGGATAAGGTAACGATCTTCCTCAATCGCACGAACCGGCGCATGGCGGCCGACGCGGTACACAGCCGTCCGGATGGTCACGTGCTCGTGCTGCAAGAGCCGACGCGCACCGTCCGCCAGAACGCCCTACTCCACTCGCTATTCAGCCAGATCGCGAAGCAAGCCGAGTTTCACGGCCGGCGCCTGACTGCTGTCCAGTGGAAAACGTTGCTGGTGTCAGCGCACGCCGTTGCGACTGGCATCGGGACAGACATGGTTCCGGGCATCGAAGGCGAATGGGTGAACATCCGCGAATCGACCGCACAGATGGGCGTCAAGCGCCTGAATAGCCTGCTGGATTACACGCTTGCGTGGGCGGCAGACAACGACATTCGGATCGCAGCAGATCCGGGATATGAAGGATTGGCAGCATGAACAAGAGAAACTCACCTGGTCCGGATTCGAAGCGCTATGCGAATCGGCGCGCGATCCTCGCACTGTTGCAAGACCAGCAGCTCACGCCCGACGATCTGGCATTCTATGTGCCAATCACTCCGCACAATATTCGCTACAACCTGCGCGCGCTGAAGGAGCAGGGGCTTGTGCGTATCTGCGGATGGGCAGAGCCGAACGGCAGCGGTTTAGTTCCGGCGATCTGGACGGCCGGCAGCGGACCCGATGCGAAACCGCCGAGCAAGAAGAAACGTCGAAGCGCGACGTGGCAACGCCACTACGCTAAAAACAGGCAGGTCTACAGGGCCCGCTATGCGCTCAAGAAGGGCATAGCGCCCAATCCCTTCGCTGCGCTGCTGGATCTGGCGCGATGAAGCATCGAGCCACGAAGCGCGAAAGCGACTACATGGGGCGCGTCGCCGGCATGGCCTGTATCTGCTGCTACCTGCTCGACCGGAAGCAGGAGAGCAAGACCGACGTCCACCACATCAGGACGGGCCAAGGAGGCGCGCAGCGCGCCGGTAACTTCCTAGTGCTTCCCTTATGCCACGAAGACTGCCACCAAGGCCCGAACGGAATCCACGGCGATCAAACGTATCTGCGCATCCTGAAATGCACCGAACTCGATCTTCTGAACGCAACACTTGACCGCATGCACTCATGAAAAACGTTGCATTTTCCGCTGGCCGCCAGTCCGAGACCGTCTCGCAAGAAGAACTGATCTCCGCGATGGTCGAGAACTACGAATATACCCAAGACCAGGTGATGAACCTGCTACACGATCGCCCGCGAGCTGCTGTGCGCGATACCCTGCATGCGCTAGTCGAGCGCGGCATCGTGTGGCGTAACGCCAGCCAAGCGCGCGTCAAATATGCCCTGCTCGAAGGTGAGGCATTACGGGAAGCAGTCGAGCGCAAGACGACGCGCGGAGAAACGCCCGCATGGATGAAAGCGACGCTCACTGGCTACGAAGCGCAGAACGCGCGGCATCGTGAACTTTGCATGACCGTTCGGAAATAGTCGAAAAGTGCTTGCGTGAGTGATACTGCCAATGTAGTATTACTCCTGTAGTCGGATCACACATAAAAAACAACGGAAAGGAAACCACATGCACACGCGAGACCATTTCTTATTATTACGCCCGTCCCGATACGTGGCCGCCATCTTCGAACACGACCGAGCCAGGTTATAGCGCCTCGGTCGTACTCAAAGCAGACAGACACTGTGGCGCATAGCGCCGGACATACAAGGAGCGAGAAGTGACAGACAACAAACGCGCGGCAGACGATGCGGAGCGGGAAGCGTTTGAGGCGTGGGTTTCCGCGTCTGGGCGCGAACACATGCTGGAGCGTGACCATCCGCACCTTTGGTACAAAGACCTGACTGTTTCGGCGTGGTGGACGGCATGGCAAGCCGCGCTGTCGTCCCGCGCCGATGGCGGCAAGGATTCGGGCGATGCACGGGATGCGGAGCGGTGGAGAATGAATATCCGGCTTATGCGACGCAAGCATGGTCAACGAGAAATCAATGAAGTTCTCGCCGTAGTTGACGCTGCCATTGCCAAGGAGAAGAAATGAACGACCTTTATCAGCCCTGCAAGGGCATGAACTGCGGATGCACTGACGGCGTGAGCCATTCGTCTGAGTGCCGAGCGGAGCACGCTGCGGCTGTCGCGGGCGGGCGGTTCGTGAAGGATGGCGGCAAGGGTGAGGCGGTATGCGACAGGATCATTTGCTGGCACAACAGAAGCTGCGTGAATGACGACGCAGCAACGATGCGAAATTGTCCGCACCGTGCAGCCCCGCAAGCCGAGTGCGCACCGCGTGAGGCGCAGCCGAAACTTTCGGTATGGTATGGCTCGCTGCCCGAGAGCAATGGCAAGACGAACTGGACCGCTATCCTGCACCGTGGTGACGTTACGGAAGGCATCACGATTGACATATCCGAATACCCCGACCGCACGCGCTACGAAGCTGATCGTATGCGCTGGATGATTGGCGAACTAGCCGATGAACCGTGGATTCTCGATTACGACGCGGACAAGCACAGCGGATACGCCACCCCTACGCCTGAGCGTGCGCAGCCGGTGG